TGTTTCGCACCTCATTTCAGGAAATAATCATTGACACTGTTGTAGCCATGTGTTACTATTACAAAGGTTCACAGACGCCGGCATGTCGGAATTGGCAGACGAGGCAGACTCAAAATCTGTTGGTGGCAACATCGTGCGGGTTCAAGTCCCGCTGCCGGCACTTTCTAAATTTTTCCCAACTATGAATATAATTGAAAAAAGCTAGGTTTTAAGCCGTTTCTAGGCACTTCATATTGTATCACATATGAAATTAAATGCAATATTTTTGCCCCTAAATTGCCCCTAAATTGCCCCTAAATGCCCCTAAATTGCCCCTAAAAATTTTTGCATTTGGTCAATTTTTTCGTGTTATTTTGCTTCTTTTTTTCTTTTAAATAAGCCCTAAATGCTGCACAACGAAAGTAAATTTATTTCCCGCCGGCGTGCTGCTTGTAAGCTTAATTTTTGCCGCTGATCCTGTTCCGTTTATACTATACTCTTCCGTCTCATTCAGCATTAATCCGTTTTTGTAAACATTCACGACGTCTGTAGTCGCGTTATAGTCGCTTATTCCGATGCTTACCTCTGTAGCTGCTGTCTTTAACGTCGTGCTTGATCTGTACGTTACTATCGTCGCCGATACGTTCGTAAGCTTCACCCAGCCGCAGACGTCGCTGTCTTCTCTCTTGTCGGTGATATTCTCTGCCAGAATTTCTGTCGCATTCGCCGGTACATATATGTATGCAAGTGCCATTTCTTTAACTGTATCGTTGTCATACAGCGCCGGCGGTTCTGGTGTCGCTGCTTCTTCTCCTTTTTTTATGTAGAGATATCCTTCTCTGTCGTCAAGATTTACGCTGATAACGACCGCATCATAGCGCGGTTGTGCGTTTCCGCTTTCGACCGTTATATCTTCCGCCGCTGTAATATGTATATATTTTTCCATGCAAATCGCTTTTCCCGGCAGCACCCGGACAGCCATTCCACCCGGAGCAGTTACCTCCATCTCTCTCTTGAATTTTCGAAAAACTCCGTCGCTTACGATCCCTTCAAAAAAATTATTCAGGTCATTTGCTCCATATACTCTGTCACCGTTTACAGAGTTAAAAAATCCGCATTTTATCATTTCCTATGCCTCCTCTGTGTCGAATGTTGGAATACAGGTGTATCCTGATTCGTCCCACGATTCTATTACTTCCGTTATTCTAGCATTCGCCGACATTCCATATTCGTTTATCATTTTTACGATATCGCCTAAATTGTAATCAATTCCATATATGTAGTTGATTCCCGGCTCAATCGTGCCGGAAAATTTTTCTTGTACAATCGTTTCAGCCAGCTTTTCCTGTCCTTTTGCCGCCAGCAATTTGTTGTATTCTGCATTTGATAGTGTGCCGCCGTCTGTGTCGCTTGATATATCCCTTGCGTCAACATATTCTTCGAATCTGTCATACCCTGCTGCCGATCCGACTGCATACGTCTTTCTGCTAACTCCTTCGCCTTCGCCGGCGACAAGTGCCACGTTTTTATACTCTTCAATACTTGACGAGTATTCAGATTCGATCAGGTTGTCCATATCCGGGCTAAACACTACGTTTCCCGACCGGTCAGCCCCTTGATATGCCGTTATTTTGATTCCTTTTTCATACGTCGCTTTATATCCGCATTTGTACGTTGTTAGCAGTTCGATAAACGCATCAAGTAAGTTGTCGCCGGTGATCTGCTTTTCTACCTTTTTGCTGTTCTTTATGCTACTTTCAAATGTCACGCCCGCAATTTTTCGTGCAGAATTTGACGGCTTTATTAAATTTTCATTTAATATTTTTTCCGCGCAATCAACAACCGGTCCTGAAAGATTCGTTTGTCTCCATATGATTCTTTGCGCAAGCAGTATATCCATCGTTTTTCCGGTTATTGTCATATAGTTGCCTTTTTCTTCGTCCGTCTCAACCTTGACCGTCTGTATCTGCATGATATCTGTCGGTCTGTCCGCGCGCTGTAGTATATTCCTTTTTTTAAGTATAGCCAGCGTATCTGTTTCAGCCGGTAAGTATATCTCGCAATCTCCGGTTTCACAATATCGCTTTGTCCAGATTATACTTTCCGCATAATCAATTACTGCGATTTTTTCATAATTTTGATTTAAAACGTATAACTCCATCACACACCCCCGTACAGTATCGGGCATTTAATTGTTATTAACATATTATCTGCACCTGAATCTGCATTGTAGTTGATCCGGTTACTGCCCGGTGCAAGCCGTAGCCATTCGCTTGTATCGTCTAATGTATTTAAGACGTTGGTTTTTTCACCGTTTCGCTCCAGAATTATGCTTTTATTTCCACGTTCTGTATTGATCGTGATATGATCGCCTTCATCTATCACTATTAGCAGCTTCATCTGTTGCCCGGTCGTCGCGTTTACTATAAGCGGATTTTTTACCTTTTTTGTAGCTTCAATGTCGATCAGTACCCCTGTTTCTACGTTTCCCGGATTTGTGAAATATTCCGACATCGAACCGACGTACTCACCAAACGCAATCCCTTCTGCAGGAATTGAGAAAGGAAATTCAAACAAATCTACAACCGGTGACATTTTCGCCATCTCTACATCCTGCGCCCGCCAGTACGGTTTCGGACACACTACGCTGATCTGACATTTTACTTTGTTGCTGAAATGATCGTATTCAAACGATTCTATATACCCTTCTATGTATACATTTTTTTCTTTCGTTGCATACGATATCTTTAAGTATCGCTTCGGCAATAAGAGCTTGTTAAATTCGTCTAAATTCTTTGCGACATTTTCATTAATCACAACCGTAATTACTACATTTCTTTTATTCAGCCGGCTAGAATTGTATCGCTCACCGTCAAATCCTGCTACAGTTGAGGTTGAGATTGTAGCACCGGGCGGGTTTAGCCCGGTGATACTGGTTACTTTATAATCTTCTTTGTGCGTCAATTCCAGTTCTTTCTGAAATTCATTTATCAATTTTAAAGTAAACATTTAAACTCCTTTCGCAAAATTAAGCTGATTTTTTGTCTGTCTATAGATCTCTAATCTGCTTAATGCTTTCGGTGATGTGTTATACTGATTAAATGTATATGATGTGTTCTTAACATCATTAGATCCGTTTCTGTCAGATCTCATTCTGTCAGTATTTACTCTCGCCTTTGCGTCTTCAATGTCTAGCGTGATCGGTTTTGCGACCGAGGCCTTCACCTGTTCCCACGCTTTATCTATTGATGTTTTATTTTTTAAGATTCCTTCGCTCATTCCAAGTGTTAAGTATCCACCGATTTCCTCCATCACTTTCGATGGAGAGTGTATCTTGAATTTCTTCTTTATCGTTTCCGCTACGTTTTCGCAGAATTTTGAAAGTGTCTTTTCCACGTCGCTTTTACCCTTGAAAGCTTTCAAAAATCCGTTCAATGCGTCCGTTCCGGCTTTTGACACATTTTTCGTTAAATTTCCGAATAAGCTTTCTACCTTTGTTGTGTATTGCTTTTTCAGAGTGTCGATCTCTGCCTGATACTTCGCTGTCGTTTCTTTCGTGTTCTTTTCATACTCTTTCTTTAATGCTGTTTTTTCGTCTTTGTAGTCTGCCTTTAATTCTGCGATATCATCCTTGTACCATTTATATGCTATTTTGTTGCTTGTTCGTATCTTTTTGTTGTACGCTGCGTCGTATTTTTCCAGATCGTCGTCTGACATTTTGTTCAACGCATCCATAAATTTGTTTGCGTCGTCAACATTCATTGAAAGGACCTGATCCATCAACTCGCTTGATACTTTTTCGCTTAATTTGTTCAGCTTTGCGCCGTACTTTTCAATCTCTTTTGTCTGCTCCTTCAGATTTCCGAGTGTTAAATTTCCGTTGCTGTCGATCGTATACAGTGCGCTCGCTCCGCTCATCTTGTTAGCCAGCGTCTCCTGCTGTGTTTCAACCTCTTTTATGAGATTCTCATACTTATCTTTAATCTCTTTCAGATTTGATTTGTAATCTGTTGATAACTTTTTCAAAGCTTCCTTCTGCTTTTTCTCAACATTTGATATCAGCGTCTTATATGTCTTTGTTACGGATGTGATCGACGTTGTAAAGCTAGAGATCTGCTCCGTGATTCCTTCATTCAGCTTTGTGACAAGCTTCGAACCGGTTGCTTTAAAGTCTTCTTCACTCATATTCCGCTTTAAGCTTGCAAGGACGGTTTCGCTCAACTCTTTTGTTGTCTTCGTTACTGCGTTTTTGTTCCGCGTGATTCCTTCCGCGATGCCGAGCGATATGTATTTACCGACCTGATCCCTCATGACTGTAGACGGTGAATGTATGCCGAAGTGCTTTTTGATCTTGTCAACAACGTCATTCGTGAATCCTTTGATCTTGTCAAGTATCCAACCGGTCATATCTGATATGCCGTTCCACAGTCCTGTTATTAAATTTTTGCCAATATCCCGGAGCGAATCCGGCTTAAATGTATCAATGATCTTTGTCAAGATATCTTTCGCGATATTCTTTATAGATTCAATGCCCGCCTTGAATGCTTCGCCAAGCTTTGATATTCCGTTTTTTCCGATGTCGAGCAATTTTTCCGGCAGATTCTTTATAGCATTTGTTACCGCTTCCGCTACGTTTTTACCCGCCGTTTTTACAGCGGAGACAGCGTTCAGAATTCCGTCTTTTAGAAATGTGATTGCTTTTTTACCGAGATTCAGCCAGTTGAATGCCTCCCATACTGCTACTATCGCCTTAATGATCTTCGGTATGTTCTTTACCAGCGTCGGGATCGCCTGTACAATTCCCTTTGCAAGTGTGATCACAATATTAACTGCTGCCTTTAAGATCTTTGGCGCGTTGTCGTTTATCACGTTTGCAAATTTCGTAACAATGTCCGGTGCTTTTTTTATCAATGTCGGCAAACTGTCAGCTATTCCTTGCGCCAGATTCTGAATAAATGATATTCCTGCATTTACAATGATCGGCGCGTTCTGCGTCAGCATATCTGCGAATCCGTCTAACGCATCTAACGCTTTATTAATCACCGCCGGTAAATTACTTCCGATTCCTTCGCCAAGCTTTGTTATAAGCTGCGCGGCAGCTTCTAACGCTTTGCTTGTCAACGTCGGCAAATTTGTGCTGATACCTTCAGCGATTTTTGTTATAATCTGCTCTCCGAATGTCAGAAATTCGGGGATGCTCGTTGTTAATTCTTCGTAAATCGCCATAGCAAGGCTCTGAATCGTCTCAAGTAACTGCGGTGCTGACTTTGCTATCATACTCACGATCTGTTTTAACAGATCCTCTCCCGCTGCTAAGATATTCGGAATCTCCTGCATTAATCCGCTAATCAGCGATGAAATCATAGATACGCCGATCGTTAAGATTCCCGGCAATGCTGCCGTTGCTTTTCCGAGTATTGTGTTCACAATACTTCCAACTGCTGTGCCGATCTTCTTATCTGCTCCTGATGTGCCTTTCAAAAGATCTGTAAAGCCTTTTGCAAGATCTTTTATGCCCGGAAGTGCTGACGTGAGCAATTCTGTTCCCATTTTTTTGAATGTCGTTACAACCGGTTCAGCCGTCGCGCCAACCTCTGCCATTGTTTCGTCAAGTTCCTCCTGCGCTCTGTTTGCATCTATGATTGCGCTGTTTGTTTTTTCGTACGCTCCTGCTGCGTCAGAATAAAGGCTTGTAAGTGTCGCCGTTATAAGCTGTGAGCGTTCCTGTTCTGAACTGCACGCCTGTAATGCAAGTGTGAAGGAATCCTCCGCGTTTTCGCCGTCTGCAATGCCTTTCTGAAAAGCTGCAAGTGCTGTTTCGTTGCTTGCAAGTGCTTTATTCCAAACCTCTGTATCTGTTGATACCCAGTTCAGTGCATCCGCTAACGGTCCAGTGACCTGCGCGACCTTTGCCGTTTCGTTTGCTGCTTCTGCCAGCCCTTCAACCGGTAAGCCATCGCCGAATGAACCGTATACGCCGGTCGCTATCGTCGTCCAATTTGCCAGTTCTTTCTCAGAATTACATAATTTTGCAAGGTTTCCAGCCGCTTCTGTTGCTCTGTCCGTGTCGCCGAGTACGGCATTCAACTCTTTAAACGTCTTCTTTCCCTGTTCTGCCGTAAAATTTGACGATGTGAACGCTGTCTCAACTTTTCCCATTGCTACGCGGAACTCTCGCGTAGCTTCTGCTGATGCAATAAACGACGTAACTAGCCCAGCACCGGCTGTTACTGCTGCCTTTATGCCTTTTACTGCGAGAGACGCCAGATTTTTTGCAAGCTCTTTTGTCGCTTCGCCGGTTTTTTCTGACTGTTTTTCCACTTTTTCAAGCGTCTTTTCGTGATCTTCGCCTGAATCTTCTGCGTCTTTGTTGCCGTCGTTTAAATCTTCCAGCTTGTCTGTATAGTCGCTGATCTCTTTCTGTACCTTTTTGATCGCTGCTTTTTCGTTTGCAATTTTAATCGCTAATTCTTCCGCGCCTTTTGAGTTTTCGCCCTGTTCTTCAACTACTGCCTTATACTGTTCTTCCAGATTGCCAAGTATTTTTTTCTCTGCGTCAAGTGTTTTTTCAAGGTTTTGTAATTTTGCGCTAATTCCGTCCGCTGATTCTCCCCATTTGTCCATTCCTGCGGTTGCTTCTTTAAATTCAGCATTCGCCATGCGGATCTGTCTTTTTGCGTCCGTGATTCCTTTTTTAAAATCGCTTATATCTATCTTTAAGCTTGATGTTGTTTCGTTCTTTTCGCTAATCTTTACCACCACCCTGCATCATTTGATGCGTAACGTCTAATCTCTTTAACTCCGGTTTTTTCTCGATCCTGCTCTTTTTTTGCCCGGATCTGCATTGTTCGCATATCACTATACAGATCTATCACGCTATCATATGATTCATTCTGTAGCTGTATCGGGTTAATTCCGGTATACTCTTTACACAAATTGTTGATGATTAAAAAAAATGTTTCGTCTAGGGGGATATCCTCCCCCTTCTCTAGTTTTTTTCGTCAACCGGTATTCCGATCAGCTTTTTAAGTTTCGACAAAAGAAAATCTTTTACCACCTGTACCAGCTCTGTAAGATCGACTGTATCCCAATCTTCTTCTGTTGCGTCCGGAAAGATTCTTCCAAGAAGCTGTACAAGATCATCCCAACTCTTTGTTACTGTCTCCATCACATAGCCTGTGTCATTTAACTTTTCTTCATTAAAAAGCCCTACTGTTCTTCTTGCCAGTCCGAACGGAATTTTTGCGTCCTCCGCTTCTAACACCTTTTTAACGTCTTTCATATTATTTTCATAAACTGTAATTTTCATTTTTTACCTCCTGATTTTAAATCAGGCGGGTATGATTCCCGCCTGACCCTTTTATTTTTCCTTTTTCTTTAGCCCTCTGGCTCTGTCTTTGCCTTTACTGTATCCGGTGTCTGAATCTCGTCAAACCACTTGCTAAAATCTACCTTATCATATCTTTCATCAAGCACAAATCCCTTTACTGCCGCCGGTGTCCAAGATCCACCCTCTTCCAGCTTTCCTTTTGCAAATACATGCGTTGTCTTAATCGCAGTATAGACATATGCGCGGTTTGTCGTGTCTGTTCCGGCGTCCTCTGTTTTGTGATCGTCCTCCGGGATCGAGAAGCTACCTTTGTTTTTAACTACATATCTGTAGCTGCCGTCTACGCATTTCGTTCTGTACATGATCGCAAAGTAATCATCACGGCGTGTTCCTTCTACCATCATGCCTGTGTTTTTGTCGAATGATCGACCGGTGAGTTTTGCTTCCATTTCAAGCGACGGCACTGCCACCGTATATGTGAGTGAATCCGCGCCTTCTGTGTTAATGACAAACATCGGCTGATTGTCATAGTAATGTGTGTCTGCCGCTGTCTCTGTCGTCTTGCTTACTTCCGCAACCGGCGCAAGCTTTACCGGCTTTTCGCATACATATCCGTGGTCTGCTCCTGTTTCGTTGTCGTCGCAAATGATTCTTGCGACATATAAGTTGTCAACGCCGCGATACTCTGTGTATTTTTCTGCATCCATCTTTTTTATTCCTCCGTTTCATCTACTACTATGACCGCATCCAGTCCGCGTCCGGTGTGGCTTGGTTCGTCGCTTATGACATCCCGCCCCCTCGTTGTGATGATGTAGCCATTTTTTTTCAATAATTTTCTAATATCTCTTAACAGTGAAAAGGTTATGTCCGGATCATTCGAATATACATTGACGTTATACACATACGCAGCTCTCTTTGTTTCGTTGTCGTATGCTGCTGCTTCTGATTCGTCTGCATTCCAGAATGTTATAAATGTATCTGGGTATGCTTCATCTTCCAAAAAGCTGCCTTGTCGTCGTACCTTATAGCCGAATGTCTCTAATAGTTCGATCAAGTTGTCTTCCATCACTTCATGGCCCTTTCCAGCATTTTATTCAATGCTTCCTGCTGAATTTTTTTGATCTCTTTTTTTGTCTTACTGCCGTATATATCGTTATATAGCTTTTGCGCCGGCTTCATCTTTGGCGTTCCGTACATTAACACGATACTTTCCAGTCCTGTCCGGTCGAAGTCATAGCCTATATTGATCTTCGCCGTTGTTCCTTCCCACTCAACACTGTAATCTGTGTCTATACTTTGCGCGAGCCTGCCGGTCGAATATTTACCTTGCGCCGGGTAGTTGCCCGGAACGGTGTCACTGATTAATTTATCAGTTATTACCTTTTTTGATGCTTTTAGCATACTTTCCGTTGCTTTTTTCGCATTCGCTCCGGCGCGTTCAAGGTTTGCATATGTGTCTTCCATGTCGATAAATAACTGTACTTTATTTTTCGCCATTACGCGCCGCCTTTCACGGCGCGAACCTTGAATTGTAAATATTGATTTGCCATGTTGATATTTTCCGGTGTGCCTAAAATGTCATATTCTAAGCCGCCGATTTTCAAACGGCTTCCGGCTGTTATATCCGGTCTATACCACGTCTGCACCGTTGCGGTGTTTTCAACGACAAGAATGTCGTTTTTTACCGTTTCAGTGCCACCAAATGTTCGAAAGCTGATATAAATATCATCAATCTTGATATATGACTTTTTTACGCTTCCTTTTTCCGTCTTTCCCTGCGGATTTAATAATTCTGTCGGTACGGAATACGGTAAATCCGGTGTGAACTGTTTCATTCCGTATCACCTCGCATTGCAAGCTGTATAACCCGGCGATCAAAATAGGAGCTTAACTGTTTATAGTTATACAAATCGTCAGTGCCTTTGCAAATGACGCCGATTGAACTCTCCGCATTTGCCACCTTTTCCGGCACTCCGGCATTAATCATATACTGCTTCACTTCTTCGATGATAACCGCCAGTGCTCCATCAAGAGCCGTTCCGCTGATGTTCATTGATTTTTTTACCTCTGCGAGCTGTTCTTCCTGCGTCATTTACCAGCACCTCCTTTTTATGATCCGCTTACTGCCGCGCTTGCCGCGTCTTCGCCCTTCTTGATGATGAGAACGCCGTTTGCATCCACAAGTTTACCATCGACGATCATGATACATTTGTTTTTAACCTCGTTTGTATCGTTGTCTGTCCACTTAACCGCTGTCATCTGCATGTTAGAATTGATAGCGTAATCCTGAAGGTTTGCGAATACTGCGACTACATCGCCCTTCTTCGCATCATCCCATGATGCAATCAGATCATCTTCTACTGTTTCAACAGTCTTGCCAAGGAAGCGATATGTCTCCTCGCCGTTGATTCCGTAATTTGTTCGACCGATCGGCTGACCATTCTTATCAACCATTCCGTCGATATATCCGTCGAATGTCGCCTGATTCATAATGAAATCGCCGTTTCTGTACGCCTTTTTCATCTTTGCCTTTACCTTCTTGTGCCAGCCTTCCCATGATGCAAACTCGGACGGTGTGATTGTGATAACATTTGCCGCCGGTACTCTCGAATCCTTTAAGATTCCGAGCGGCTGTGTAGTTCCGTTTCCGTTCATGATCGCGATTTCTAACGCTTTTACAATCGCTTCAGCTGCAAGCGGAACAAATAAAGCCTGAAATGCTTCGATTGTCGCTACATTTACAAGCAATGTCTGTGCAATCTTACACTCAACGCCGAAGTATGAGAATGTAATCTTGTTTTTGCCCTCGATCTTCTGTGCATCAGAGCTACCTTCTCCTACCCAGTTTGCTTCTGGTTTTAAGGATACGATAGGGATTGCCACGCCGCCCTGTACGTTTAATTTACGCACTTTTGCGTAAATGTTTCCGTAAGTGTCTAACTTCATGATGATCTCGTTCATGAGCGTTGTCGGAATCACTGCTCCTGCATCTGCTGCCGATGTTGTTGCTGCTGCTCGCATTTCTGCCGGAATTGGCACGTTTCGACAAACGTAATTCATGAACGCTGCCCGGTACTCTGCCGTGTCGTGCGGATCTGTTTTCTCTCTTTCCTGCAATGCTCTCAATGTTTTGAATGTAGCAAGTGGAGAAAGTTCTGCGTTTCTAACCTGTGCGCCAGCCGGAATCGTCGATCTCCCTTCGTCTCCGCTGTTATCTCCGCTGTTATCTCCGCTGTTATCTCCTTCGTTTTCTTCATCTAACTCGTCTAATGCTTTTTTTGCGTCCTGCAATTCTTCCAGCACAGCGTTTAATGTATCGCCGAGTGATCTTACTTCGTCAGCGGTTGATGCTGCCTGAATAAGCTTTCTTAACTCTTTCGCTCTTTCTTCCTTCTTTTTGATGAAATCTTTTAAATATTTTTTCATTTTTAATTTCCTCCATATAAATATTTTGCTTTTAATTTTTCCAGCTCCAATTCTGCGTTATCAGCGTCCGCTGATCGAGCTTTCGCATTCTCCAATGCGCCTTTTGCGTTCTCCAACGCTTCTTTTGCTCTTGCCGTTACCTCTGTATCCTCATAAGCCGGAAATGTTACTATTGATACCTCCATGACACTACTGATTTTTTCAATATGTCGCTTCGGGTAATCGCTGTCTAAATCTTCCCATCTGTCTTTTTCTACTACGAATAAAAAAGACATTCCATCCATATCTCCGCGTTCTACTGCGGAATATGCGTTCTTGGCGTCGCTATTTTTTTCCGTGTCGATATTCGCCCGGATCTTCATGCCTTTATCGTCCACGGTCAACTGCATTGTTGAATTTTTATTATTACGCCGTGATCTTGCGAGCGGGATCATCGTAGTATCATGATTTACTAACAATCTGACGTCTCGCAGGTCTGCGCCGTCAAGTGCTCCCGGTTCAATCACTTCTTCAAACATGCCACCGATATCCGTTTTTGATCCGTATACAATCGGGCGACCTTCGATATAGTCTCCGTGCGCTTCGTCATTTTTTGCCCGGATTTCAAAATTGTAATATCTTGTCACTGTCTTACTCTGCATCTTCTTCATCCTTTCCTGTTTGATACTTTTTCGCTTCTGCTGCGTCTATATAATTTAAGCTCTGCATTCTCTTTCCTGCCAACTCTGCAAGCGGTGTCAATCCAAACGCCGTTCTTTTTTCATTTTCGTACAGGTCGCCTGCATCACCGAGCAGGCGCACCATTTCTATTGTTTGATCCATTGTCATAAATGCGAGGTTTTTTGTATAAAACTGGATCATGTTGTTTCTATCTTTCTGACCTTGTGTAAACAGCGTTCTTGTGAAAGCGTTGCTGTAATGCACTACAATCGGCTCAATCGTCTTCTGATAGAATGCTTCATACTGTTCTTTTGTATAGTCGCCGGTAAGTATCGCCAGCGGCACTCCAAAATTTCTTAGTATTTTTTCATCAACAAACTTCAAAGTATCTGCATCTACTAACTTAACTTTCGGAGAAATTGGCGTATATTCCGCTTTTAAATCAAGCGGTAAGAAGCCGCTGCTATTTGTCTTTAGCTTTGCTTCCATTTCTTTGATGTTCTTTTCAACCGTTCCGTCGTCCATTAATGTGTTATATTTGACTACACCATTTACGGCATATCCGGCTTTCATCGCTTTGCTGACACCCTCTAGCAAATCCTTGTTCAACTGTAAAGTCTGTAACAGGCTGTAGTTGTCCGGCTGCCCGGATTCGTTACCGCCCATAAATTCGTTTACAGAAAAATGGTGCTTAATATGTATCACATCGCTGTACGGTATAGTCGTTTCGAATCCGTTTGCAAAATTCATCTTTACATACAGTGTTCCAGCCGTGTCCTGCTGAAATTCTACCTGAATCGGCTGCACCGGGTACAATCCATCATAGTGCCGCACTTCTTTTCCTTTGTCGTCTTTCCAAACGTGATATACAGGTATGATCCACGAATTGTAATTAAAAAAGAGATTCCATGTTATTTTTTCTATAAATTCCGAAGTTGTCATATTCGGGTTAGGCTGATTGAGTACCGCCTGAATCGAACTATTGACCGGAATTACATCCGTCTCAATCTTTCTAACATGTTTCGGGATCAGCTTTAAACATTCAGATACGATGCAGTTAAGAGCCTGCTGCACTACGTCACTTGCGTAGATATCTTTTCCGAACTGTGAAAAGATCGGCGCATATCCGTTTAACATATCCGCGTACTTAGCACTCTCTTTTCCTTTTCTTCTAAGCTTGTCAAACCATCCCATTTTTATCCTCCTGCTTTACCATCTTATTTACAATCTGTGCAAATTCATTCTTGTGCCGCCGGTACATTTCATATACACCGATTAGCGTAACCGCACCGTCTATTTTATTTTCGTTATTCGTCTTTACGCATAACGCCTGCCTTTTTTCATTCATCTTTACACAAGCGTTTTTAAAACAAAACCTGTCAACCGGATTCTCGTTGTAGTTAATCAGTCCAGCTTTTAGATCTGATTCTGCAAGACGTAGTGCATTGTTTAGCGTCTCCGCATTCTGTAGCACCATTTCAAGCTCTTTTCCTTCGCGTGTCCATCCGTATTCTGTCATTCGTGTGATCCAGTCGCGGGAAAAGCGTTGATCGTACCCGCAGTACAGCATTTTTATATCATTCTCTTTATAAAGCTTATAAAACCAATCTGCTACGATCGCCAGATCAACCTCGTTGTCTTCGCATATCGTGATGTGATCGGCACTAGCCCATTCTTTATATTTTGCTCCGGCTTTATGATCGTCTCTATCCGGTTCTAATTTTGACGCCGGTATAAAATACTGTGTGTGAATGTACTTTATTCGTTCGCCCGGCTTCATCATTAATACCTTTGCGCAGCACAAATCCGTTGTCTCTGCTAGATCCACCATGCCAAGCGCAAACGATCCGCGAAAATCCTCTATGTCATACGTTGCGTTGTATGTATAATCTTCTTCATTTAACCAGCTCTCTGCTCCGTTTTGTTTTATGTTGAAATCTTTGCTAAGTACAAAGATTCTGTCTGCCTTTGATTCTTTCGCAAGCTCTACCTGCTGCTCCAGATAGTCCCATTTTTTTACTATTCCTAGCGTCGGGTTGCTTTTCTGCCAGCTTCTTTTATTCGTCCATATTTCTATTTCCGAATCTTGTGTATACAGCCAGTCCAAACGCCTAACGCTTGCGAGCGTATCGTCTTCTTTATAAATCGCCTTTCGTGCTTTTTTTAATTCACCATCCAAAAAACCTTCATAAACAAATCCCTCTGTTGTTATGATGAAAAGTTTTGGGTTATCTTTTAAGCTCTGCGACTGCTCGATTGATTTCACGATTACGTTGTCTTTCATTTCGTGAACCTCGTCCACGATCGCGTAGTCTATATTTCTGCCCTCTTTGTTTCGCGTTCTGTCTGACAACTTAAACACATGCGTATTATTCGCTTTATTCCTGATACCTTTTTGATTTTTCCAAGTATCCTTACTGTCAGGATCAATCAATAGCCGCATTGTATTTATAGCTTGATATGTAATATCTGCCTGCGCGTCGTCATTTGACGAACATACAAGATCCGCGCCCGGAGAGCCGACAATCAACTCCGCAAGAGCCAATGCCGAACATGTTTCCGACTTTGTGTTTTTTCTTGCTATCTCTAATAAAACCCTTTGGAATCGGTCGAATCCGGTTTCCGGCATTTTGAAGCTATATGTAGCTTCGATCAAAGCTTTTTGCCAGTCCATTAAAAGCATTGGTTTGTTGTAAAACGGTGATTTTGTCAATCTAACGCAATTCTGCATGAAATCCATTCTAAGATTTGCCGCATCCGTGTTATATAAATATTCGCCGCTGTTGATATCTTCGTTCAGGTTGTCAAGCTGTTGCCGCAGATCATTGCCTATGATGTATGTACCATCTTCACAGAGTGCCTTGTACCTTAAAAGGTAACTGTTGTCCGGCGTCCATATCCTTTTTTCTTGAATCAACATATTATTTCCTTAAATTCACGGTTTCGCTCTTGCCTGCCCTCGAAGTCCTGCGTTTTCCGTCAAGTGACCTTCCCTTCTCACTTCCTGCCTGCGTTTATGTTTTTTCGATATGTTCTTTCATCCAAATTCGGAGCGGTGAATCTTCTTCACTCTCCCCGGCGTCCGTTATTCTAGCAATTAACCGAATCTTGCTATCATGCATCTGTGACAAATCTTTGTATCTCCGTTCTGCGTCTCGGTCAGGCTTCTTCAGATCCGGATTGTTTTTATTATATTTATAAAACCCTCCTTCACGATCTGCCCGCTCCTGCATTTCTTTAATCTGATTTTCGATGAATACAATTTCGTCAACAACCGGTATTAATAACGCGCTATCTCCGATTATGTTCAAGAGTTCTTCTTTTCTCGTCATACCTCTTCTCCGATAACCAGCACGTCAAGTATTACATTTGTAGCTACATCCGAATCGTTGAACACTTTAATCGCGATTTCTGGATCGTCGTCTCTATCATACATTATATTTGTCGTCGCTGTTATCTGCCGCATATCCGGCGTGTTTGGGTGTGCGCTTACAAATGTCTTTATGTTCGCCGCATTTTTGTAATAGCTGTTGAGCTTTTTAAACATATATACCAATTTTGAACCATGTGCCGGTACTTCCACCGTATCCCTGTATATTGATATATCCATTTTGTTTGGTAAATTCAGTCTCATGCTGCCATTCCCATCTGTTGTAACCTCAAACATTTTCGTAGCTGGCACTTCAACCAGATTTTTCTTTTCATCAAAACCGTATGTAGCCATTTTTTTCAAACCTCCTATTCTATCATGCTGTCGTCAAGCTCGATTGCCCACTTCATGTGTACCCCGCCGTCACTCGTCATATACTTTTTGCTGTTTAAATCAAACACATAGTGATCGTCCGAATTTTTATTTATATCACATCTATACAAACCGTCAATGATTGCATTTTTATCTTTCAATGCGATTGCCGACATTAAAACGAGATTATCAGCAAACCCATACGCATTGCTTAAATTGTAAGTTACCGATGTGCTGTCTGATAACGAGAACGTATAGTTTCCAGATGAAATATATCCATACACAGCAATTTTTTCATCAGTAGTTCCAATAACAGATGCATCTGCGATGCAATATTGTAAGATTGTGTTTTCCTCTGTTCCAAATTTAAAAAGTGATGCTCCATTCTTTCCTTTTGAATAACGCAATGACAGATTCTTTAAGATCGCTGAATTTGTTAGTAAAATACGGCACTGCATATTATTTCCAGTTACATTCGTTGATGTTGCCTGACCATTCAGGTATCTTCTTACCTCGAAATAATTTGACACGATCTGGCACAACCAACCGTTATCTGTATTGGTGCCTTTGTATAACAACCACTTACTACCACTTACCATGACCTGCACATTACAACCTAATGCTGTAGCTATTTCTGTGAACTTTGCATCCGTTATATCAGCCTCATATTCTTCTGCACTTGATCCAAGTGCGGGTTTTACTTTATACAGTTTTATAACCTTGTACCCTAAGACACTCATTAACTCGCCTCCTGTTCTTCCACGGTATACAATCCGTAAATTGCAAATATTCCACCACTTGTTTCTATTATTGCATCAATATAACCGCTCACTCCGTAACCGGCTGTCTGGATCTGTTTTATTTTTTCAGCCATGTTTGATAAAGAATCTTTGCTTGTCGTTTCTATCCCTTTCGATGTTATCGCGTCAGCGATTTCTTCTTTTCCTTTTGTAATTTCAATATTTCCAGCTTTTACCTGTTCCGATACGGCTTCTATGTTTGCATTTTCTGATATATCCGCGCCTGATTTATTAAGCGATTCGATCATATCTTTTCTATATTCGTTCAAATCCTTGTAGCATTCTTTTATCTTTCCGTCCGTGCCCTCGCTTATGATCTGCGCCAGCTTTTCAATATCTGTCTTCAGATCTTTAGCAGCTACCGCTATATCGTTTACCGTTGAGTTTGTTTGCAAATTTGTACCCGCTGAATTTAATGATATGATCAGCGCATTTCTGTACTCATTCAAATCCTTGTAGCAATTCTCTGACGTTCTCTTTGTGTGATTGCTTATAATCCCAGCAAGTGCTATTTCGTAATCTGTTATATGATCGTCCGCATCTCCTGTTATCTTTGCCACACATCCGGACACCTGCTCCACTATTAGATTTTTATATTCGCTTCCGTTTCCTGTTAAATGCAGAAAGCATGTAGTTACCCCATTTTCATACCTTAGATGCGTCAGCCCCGCATCCATATATGCTTTATCTGGCACTTTTATCATTCCGTTTTCATCGACCTGTATCTCTGTGTGATACAGGTCACCATGATAAATTTCACAACGTCCTGTATTTGAATGATTTTTGAATTTGACCATTATTGAATTTGTTCCGTCGTTTACAGATTTGACTGTGAAATAGTATGCATTTTTTACATCAATCTCAATAATGTTCTTCATTTTCTTACCTTTTGCCTTTTCATCTTTCTTTCAAATTTCAATTTGAAAAATCTCAATTTTCCCGGTTCTGTGAAAAATAAGATCCCCTCAACAGTACCCTTTGAGGTGTTTAATCGCTCGAAGTGGGGCGGGTGAATCGATCAAACCATTCTTCGATGAACCGATTCCATTCTTTTTTATCTCTGTCGTTGCACGCTTCTAATCGTCTTGTGCATTCTTCTTTGTCGCATTCAACAAATATTTCTTCTGCGCCAAGCTCCCGGCACAGCCGTTCTCTGTCTGCCGCAAGCGGATAACCACCTACGATATAAGCGTTCGCCCATTTCCCGCGCCTATATTTCACGCAATCTAGCAGTGTATCTCTAACCGCGAATACTACGCTTTTAAGCCTATTCGGCTTTATGTACCGTTTGCATCCGCTCACGCATTGCCATATATCATCAATATCAATAATAAGATCTCCGTCGCTTTTCGCGTCAAGGACATAGCTTGTCTTTCCCGCTAACGGCGATCCGTACACAAGGTAAACCTTTCTCTCTCTCGTTGATAATTTATCATGTATAATATTGTGGCATTTATGATGCACCAACATTATATTTTCCGGGTTTAAAGATATCTTGTAGTCATTAACATTTTCCTCCGTTAATGCCTGTATGTGATGCCCGATACAATCATATTCCTTCGTTATCGGCTTGCCGCAATATTCGCATATCGTCTTTCCCTGACTGTCTGCTCTTTCGTCTCTTATCTGTCTTACAAGTGTCTGCCATTTCTTTGATCTGTAAAATGTAAATAAACTGTACATACCTTTACCATTCTTCAAATTGTCCTTGTGCCTTTGCCAAAAGTTCCGACGCTCGTAGCTTATCTCTATTCAACGCCGCTGGGTTGCGGATCATGTCTGACCAGAATTTTTGAACCTCTTTCACGCTCATAATGCTTTTGTCAATCTCGTTCAATTCCTGTACATACCGCATATATTCTTTCACGTCCTCGCGTGCCAATAATTTATAGGCTTGCTTTTCTGCGTATGATTTTGAATATCCCGCGGATATTGCCGACTTTTTTACATTGCCTTCGCATGTTCCGAGATAATTTAATACCAACAATTTTAATTGCGGTTTTAATTTCGGCTCTGTCATTCAATCACCGTCCTAAATCTTTACACCTTCTTTGTGTATTTAAGACATACCCAGCCTTTGCCATCAATGTAGCCCCATCCGTCTTTTTCTTTTGTCACCGTTTCCTCTGCACCATACACCAACGCGCCGACCTTTGTCGTGCTGGTCGATGCTCCTTTTCTAATGTATAAGCCCTTCGGCGTTGTGACCTTAATCTTATAGCCTGCTGCCTTTGCTGCTTCATCTGTCTTTGCTGTCTCTGTCTTTGCTGTGTTTGTCTTTGTTGCTTTTTTGTTAAACAGCTCCTGCTCTGCTTTTCTTCGCTTCACCAAGCCCGGTAACTGCTTACCTGCTGCCTTGTTATACAGCAGCATCTTCTTGCTGATTTCTTCTAATGATCTTGTGCCTTTTGCTGTCAACTGATCTATAGATCCGATATTGTACGCAAATGACACCAGAGCCGAAAACTGATTTGCGTTGAAATGATAGATAGAATCATATGCGCTAACCTTTTTCTCAAACACTATAAGATCAGCTTTTAACAGCTTTTCTGCCTGTGCCTTTGTGATAATCATGTCTTCCTTTACGTCTGTCCCGGTGTGTCCGTATCCGATCGTAAGCACACCAGCCGGGCATCTGTACGCTGTAAGCACGCAGCCCTCATATTTCTTTATCAAATTAATTCCCGCCGTGTTTGTCTTCATATTCCAGATCCTCCAATCTGTGATTGATAACCTTTATTTGTTCTTCGACTACCGGCATTCGCCTTGCAAAGTTGTTATGCTCCCTTACCTCTCTTGTAAGCTCGTCCACCTTGCAATCTGTGACTGCCTGTGCCGTCTTGATCTTACCCTCGATTTTTTTATTGCTGTTATTGTTGCTCAAAATCACGCCTAAAAGCGTTAGCCCTGACGTTATCAATGCGACGATTATATCTATCATTTCTATGCCTCCGGCTTGTCTGTTGTGTCAAGCTCGCTGATGCAGCTTTCAAGTGTCGTCGAACTATCAGCCAGTCCTTCACCGATCACATAGCCAATCACTGTTGCTCCTGCCATGATTAATGCAGCAACCTGTGTCGCTGTATTTTCTGTATATCCAAAAAAAACAAGCAGATTCATTACAAACGACGCCAGTGACATCCATAATTTTCTGCTTGTTAATTTCCTAACAATATTCTTTTTCATATCAAACCCTCCGATCTTTTTAATTAGATTTTATTTCCTTTTTTATATATATGCCATAGTACACATGTGTGCATATGTGTGCCTTGCGACTGCTGCCACGAAAAAGGACTACTGCATTTATACAGTAGTCCTTGCCTTTACTCTAATATCAGATACAGCCCTAAACAGATTCTTTTTTTATTCCGCGTGATCGTTGACGTATCGACATCCATTTCGGCAGCTATATCTTCGATCGTGCGTCCGTCTCTGTAGTACATTTGTATAACGTCCTTGTATGCGTCGTCTTTAAATTCATGTAGTGCATGTTCCAGCTCTGCATCTTTCCCTGTTCGATAATATGTATACAGTCTCTTTGATATCTCGCTATATACTGCATCTTTTTCATCTTTCAGCAGATTTGATTTTTTCAACTCTTTAACAACCACTTTTACTATGTCTTTAATCTCTTTTTTCTGCGGTTCGTCCACGTTCCACCTCTTTTCTGTTGCACCGGTGCAACTTTACTCGTTTTCTTCTTCGTCTTCCTTTTCTTTGAAGAAATTGCATTTTTCATTTTTACAAAATATAAGCTTTAATGCTGTACATTCGTTTCTTCTCTCATCGTAAAATCTGCATGTCTTCTTTGTATCATCCATCAGCCTACATCCTCCGTCAGATCTATTTTTGTCATTTCTTTAAGAATTCTTTCATGCTGCATATCCTGCCGGAATCTTACATATAACGCACCTGCGTTGTTCTTCCATTCCGCGCCGGATTCGTTATAGAACGGCTTGCCCGGAAATACTTCTCCGTCTTCCAATTCTGTTACCTTTGTCATGTCTATAAATACATCATTTATTAAATACGTCTTACCGTTTTCGTCCTGCAAGACGCGCTGGTATATATCCCATGCCGATTTTATTGATACATTCGTTACTTCCAGCCGTTTTCCGTCAAATTCTTTTTCGATTTCTAAAGCCCCAACTTCATACTGCCAGCCGTCTTTATTTGCAATCACGCGCTCGCCCACTTCTGGAATCCAGCCGGTCAATTCTATGATCTTCGCCATGATCTCCTTCGGAAGGAAGTCTCTTTTTATGTCTATCATCCAGTACGTTCCTTCAAGGTGTATAGATTCCTCTGTTGCAGCTATCACTAGCCCGGTTTTAAATGCTTCTTTTATGAGCTTGTTTACTATTTTCGTACTTAAAAACATATCTTTATACCTCCACTTTGTCATTTTCCGGAAATTCAAATGTCTTTGGTGGTTCGAAGCAGAACGCCTGTTGATATCCGCTACCTACCATTATGCCAGCTCCACCTTCGCATTTTATATATGTTCCATACAATTTTTGCATATCATCCAATACTTTTCTTGCCTTGTCTTCCGAATCATACGCCGCCATTGCTATGTGTCTATCGTCTTCCGTGTGTGCAAGGATCATCCAGCATCCTTCTTTTTTTAGCAATATAGTGCTTTTTCCATATTCGATGTCTATGTATCCTATATTTTTTTGACTTATCAGTCGCATGATCTTATATCTCCTTTCTTTTCTTCACTATCTCCTGCGCAGATTCATATATTCCTAGTTTTTCAAGCAGAAAATCTGGAATCAACAGTAACGCAACGATGCAGGCTATATCTGTCGCTATTCTCATGTTCTTTCTCCTTTCAAATACTTTTCTTTTAACCATTCTTTTACGCCTGCTGCCTTTTTTAATATCTTCCTTCTTTTCATTCGCAATCCTTTCATGCTATAGTCTGCCTGCATTGCACTGTAAAAATCATCTATAGCCTTTATCCGTGCGTCTGCTACCAGCCTTTTTACTTCGTCGCTATTTGTATCTAAATTAATTGTTATGCAGCGTTTATCTTTGTAGCATTTCAATTCTTTAAGCCATTCCGCTCTTTGTTCACATTCTTCTGCCAACTCCATGTATATTATTTTATTTTCAGTTTTACCAAACTGTATTACCTTGTTTCTCCATTCTTCTGCTCTTGCTATCTCTTTTTTTATCGCTTCGTCAATCGTCATTCTGTCATACCTCCCAGCTTTCAATCGTACTTGTCTATACATTTCTGATAATATGCTTCAATGATCTTAACATTTGCAAATTCTATAATTTCTTTCTGTACCGCCCATCCGACCGGTTTAGCGTACACCGATGTTTTCTGCAACTCTTTGCAAAAGTCGTCGATAACCTTTTTCTTTGCTTCACGGATCAGCTTTTTAACTTCTTCCATTTCCGCTACATTTACCGTTTCTATTCCGTCTATTTCTTCAAGCGTTATGTCCTGCGCGTAATTGTTCTCTCGTTCCTCCTGTGTATCTTTAAATCCTAAGTAGTTAATCAGGTTGTCTACATCAATCAATCTTCCCATCGTCTACGCCTCCCAGCTCTATTAATTTACTTTCGTACCACTCTGCTTTTTCTATATCTTCCGCTCCGTTCTTCATTCCTGCTCGGAAACGATATTTATATGCATTGCACATGCAGAAATGTTTAACAGCTTCCACTCCGAACATTGCTATCATTACATTGATACATTCGTTCTTTCCCTGATAGTGAGCTGGATGGTTTACGTTATCCTTTTTTTCTTCTCCGAACAGAATTCGATAATTTCTTTCAATTTCCTCCGGATATATATCACATCGTTCGTAGCACGTTTTCTGTAATGCTCCCTGCAGTTTGCATCCGTCGCATCCCGATTCTATGCTTAAACAATGGTCCTTGACCCTTTGTGCCTTTTCTTCTATCGTCATTTTCATTTCTCCTTTACCTTATATCTTCCTTCCGGATCATCTCTTTGATATCCGTATTCGTGAAGCTCTCACGATACCCTCTACAGCTCATAAGTACATGATGCTTGTATCTTTTTATCACTGTCCACTTCTTCCATCGTATGATGAAATTCCGACCGCCTGTTATTTCTTTTGTCCGTATCTGTATAATTCTGCCCGGCTTGCATAGCATGTTCATCTTTATTTCTACTTCAAATTCTGACATGTCGCACCTCCTACTTGAATGGTAAGTCATCCTCTATGCCATCAGGAATACTCATAAATCCCTGTGGATCACAGGATGCTGGCTGTTCGTTCTCTTTTGAAGCTGCTGCCTTGCTTTCTGCAAACTCCTGTTCTTCGATGACAACATCCGTCGTATATACTTTCTGGCCATCTCCGTTTGTGTATGAGCCTGTCTGGATTCTTCCTGTGACTGCAATCTTTGTTCCCTTCTTCAGATACTTCTCGGCGAACTCTGCTGCCTTGCCAAATGCGACACAGCTTATAAAATCTGCCGTCTGCTCTCCATCTCTCTTGAATCTCCGATCTACAGCAAGTGTGTATCTGGCGATCGCCATCTGATCATTTCCCTGTGAATATCTAATCTCTGGATCTCTCGTTAAACGTCCAAGTAAATTTGCCTTATTCATCTTTGACCTCCTGTTCTACATCTATAACCGTCATGCCTGCTGCCAGCGCATATCCATATTCCCGGTTGCACCCACAACTGTCTCTCCATCCCGGCAAGAGATATATAGTGTCACAGTGTTTTAGCAGCATCATATCAAGTTCGAGAAATCCTTCATCCGTCAGGTCTTTAGGTAACATGTCCATAAGTCTGATCGGGTTTACAACCTCATGTCCTTCTCCTTTTAACATTTTCTCGGATTCAAAGAAATCCTCTGCATAATCGACCTTTCCTCGTACCGGTCCACTTATGTATATCTTCATCGCCTACCTCCATTTCTTGTATATCAGATCATCTTCATTCCAATCCGGATATATACCCTGCATGTATTCTTTATACAGGGCAAGCATCTCCTTGCGCCTGCCCTGAAAACCGTTATCCAGCATATCATGATGTGTGAGACATCCCAGCGCGCCGTTCTCTTCGATTCCTAACCCGCCGGCGGAACGTGGAATGTAATGCATGATGGAAGTCATCTGCTGGGAAAATGCTGTTACCTTTTCGGTATGGTATCCCATCTTGCAGAATATGCATATCTGATCACGTTCCTTAATTCGCTTTCTCACCTTTGGGGAGAACTCCTTTGCTCTTGTCTGCTTACTTGTCATACTCTGCTGCCTCCAGTTGTTCTAATCTCCACTTCAAATCGGACGCAAGCTCAATCAGCCTTTTATATTCCGGTCTGTCATCAAATTTCTGTTCATTCCATGTGTAGCTTATTTGGTTAATCGTGTTCGATACACCGCTTTTATATCCTGCGATCTGTCTATCCGTCAGATTTTGTTGCACCGGTGCAACTTCTGTTTTTTTATCCTCAAAATCCTGCCGGATACTGTTGTCAACAGTATTTTGCGTGATTTCAGGTGCCATTTTTTCCGGTTCAATCTCCTGTTTTTCTTCTTGTTTGATACTTTCCGGGTGTATTTCTGTCTTCTCAGTCTCTTTTTCTTCCGGTACCGGTGTAGTTTCAGCCAGATTTAATGCTTTTTCCGTCTGATCCTTGACCGGCTCTGATAAGGCTTCTGTACCTGTTGTTTCCTTGTATTCCGGTTTCTTTACAGGCTCCTGTTTCTTTACCGGCTTCGGTTCGACTGCTGCCTTCTGCACCTTGCCGACCTTTTCCGTGCTCTGGCTCGATGAAAACATCTTGTTATATACATTCTCATATGCTTCCTGCACCGTCTTTCCGACCATGTATGTCTTGATATATGCCACAAGCTCATCTGTGATATATTCCTCTTTCTCTCCGGAGCGGATATTGACAAGGCTCACAGTAGCCTGTCCTTTTGTTATGATCAGACCAAAGCGGCCAAGCCCCTGCACTCTGACCGATATATAGTTCTCTCCGGTCGGTGCAAGTATCTCTATGATGTCCTCGTCCTTTTTTGCCGCCCGATAGAGCTGTTCATACAAGGACGTATCTTCTTCCAGCAACTGATGTATTACCTTTTCCAGATTGTTCTTCAGATCTTCATGTTTCTCACCTTCCAGATACACTTCCATGTCGCTGATCTTCTTTTCTTCGTCTACTTCGTCCTTGATTGCCTGTATCTCTGCTTTTGAGTATGCCGGCGACAGATCTTCATTCACCGTGTCCGGAAGCTGTAACATGATCGCAAGCTTCGCATATCCATATCCTCTGTACTGCTCTTTGAGTACATTTGAGTAACCGCCCTCGGAGAACCGGTCATTGATATGTATCCACTTGCTTACTACTGTCTTATCGATTCCGTATTCACCTTTTGCAAACTCAACCACATTCGCATACGGTGAACCTTTCAATATGTCTGTATCCCTTGCTATCTTCAGCAGATAGCCGATCCGCACGAAGCTCTCTGCTGAACGCTGCAGCTCACTATCTACCTCATGCTTATATTCTTCATAACTGTTTATCGTTATATCAGGCTGATTCATTCGTTATATCCTCCTCTAATCCTAGAAAGTCCGCTTCCAGTACATCTGCAAGAAGCTTTCCGGCACATTTGCCATGCCATACGGTCTTATGTTCCTCACGGATCTTTTTATAATTTTCTTTTCGCTTTTTCTCTGACTCCTTCGCCAGCTTCTTATCCTCGTCTGACAAGATCTTCTGAAGCCATTTCTGCCATTTCTTCAAGAATGGAACTGCTGCCGTAAGATCAGGTCCCTGGTTGTCACCTGTCGTCCGCTTCTGTCGGATATTGCCATTTGGCTCAACCTCTAATGTGTACCAAGGTTGCTTCGGATCTGACTGTTTCCGAAGGAACATCAAGAAAGATTCCTTCGTCTGGATCCTGTCGTAGTAGAAATCGCAGGTATGGATACAGTGATGGAGCAAGGTTCCCTCTCTTATGATGTCTTCTATTCCGGTCGGTGCTACGATCTTATACTTGCCATCCTCATACTCATATTTTTTCAACGTCTTGCATACCTTATCTACTTTCGGGAATTTCTTTCTTGTCGTTTTTGCCTGCTTCTTCCATCCGTCTTTTTGCAAGAAATCGATCACATCACTGTGTGCCGCTTTAAGGTCTTTCGGCTTGTAGATCTGTTCTGCATCCGTGTTATATCCTGCCTTTTTCGCCATGTTCATGTAATCTGCATAAGTGCTTAATGTATGCCTGATCGTACTGTCTGCTTCCGTCTGCTTCACCAGATAGTTGTATGCTTTCACAACCGACATATTCGCGAGCAGCCCCGCGGTTTCCAGATCTCCTTTTGATATCCTATGTTTTGCCAGATCAATCATTACTTCATCCGGATAGATTGTGTTATCTATTTTTTCGCCCTGAAGCCATCCGAGATACTCTGGTGAATCAACGGCGAGCAGTCTTTTCAGGCGAGTCTTATCAATCTTTAATTCCTTTGTAAGCTCTGTGTATCGATCATCGATTATGTGAAAATTGCCATCTACTATGCAGTTCGCTATTCTGTAAAGCCCTACCTTCATGCACTGTTCAACTGTCAGGTTTTCATTCCGCATCCATTTTTCAACATTTATCTTGTCATTTCTTTTGATTGCTTCCGGTACAACTGAATTTCCAAAATCTACATACCTCAGATTGTTCGGATATACCTTTGCTGCTGATGTCCACATATAGCTATAAATGTATGACTCACACCATCTTACTGTGTCATTTTTGTACACCGTGTAGTAGTATCTGTTCCATTGGTCACCTCTTATCAGCGTTCTTTCGCTTTCACTTACGCTTATCTTCGGTGTCAGAATCGTTGCTGTGCTGCACCATGCTGCATTATATGTTCGATTCAATTCAAAGTGCCGGATCACAATGCCATCTTTGATATTCTGAATGACTACAGCATGTCCTTCTTTTGTCGTCAGCCTTTTGACTTTGCCGTCTGATTTATAAGTGATCGGATGCTTACACTTCGGGCATGTAGATTTTTTGTTATGTGTCGGTTTTTCTGTCAACTTCACATACTGTTTGCAGCATGAACAGTATCCCTGTTCGATCCTTTTCTTGTCGTAGTGATAGAATATAAAGTGTTCCAGCACGTTCTTATCTGCCCATGCGCGAAATCCTTTCGGTTCTGCAGGCACCAGTGCCATATCTGCATCCCACGGATCTGTTTCTTTCTTTCTCTGTGCTAAGATCTTCTCCCGGCTGATACGGTTCTGGTATTCCCGGATAGCTTCATATCCCGAATTATTTGTCTTTAATGTCTTCTTGATATACTGTGCCTGGTTCTTATCCATCCATCTATCTGCTCCATACCATCCGGCTATATATGTATAATCTTCTTTTCCGTTCAAAGTTACTACCGGCAGGTTTTCAAGTTTTGCTTTTGACCATCGAAGCTCTTTGTAGCTTGTGTCGAGCTGTCTGGTGATGTAATCACCATCCCCGGATACATTGATAAATATCTCATATACCGGTGTGTTTATATCGTTTTTCATCCACTTTGTATCAAATACTGCAATCTTCAGATATCCGTTCAGATGCTGTGCTCGCAAGAAGATGGTTATCTCATATCTGTCGGCCGTCTTTACCTCTCTTGCCTTCTCCATCATTTCCTTTGTGGCTTTCAATGTCCGGAGTGCTCTTAATTCTTTCTTATTCACGATCAACCACCCGCCCATCTATGTTGTATGTCGCACCGGCTTTATATTTCTCGCCATCGACAGTGATCACATTCATAGCCTGTATGCCCCTTGTATGTGCATATTCCTTCAACAGCACAAGGCTGCTGCCTTTTGTACCTGCTGCCGCCGGATTCTTCCCTCTGACGATCACAAACGGTGTCAGTCTTGCAAATCCATATTCTTTGCATACATCGTGATGCCATTCTCTCGCCGGATGCCGGAACATGTATCTTGCTGCATGAACCGCTATATCGACCGGCGTCAATTCTTTCAACAACCGGATTCTCGTGCAACTGATCTTGTTTCCTCCGTCTTCGTTGATATCTCCTGCAGCTTCTACAAGGAAGAATCTATTATCTCCGTTAAGCGGATAGTATGTAAGACAGTCAAGCGGATTTTCACAGCAATGGAATCCATTTTTTACACAGTTCGCTTCTTTCTCCTCGTACCACTTATTTACTTCGTACTGATAAGTTCCCTTACCCATCGTGCAGGTAAGGTTTTTGTGAAACCCTTTGTATGCATACATGACTATGCCCTCCTGTAGTATTTCTGTACGATCTGGCGTGCGTCTGTAGAATTTGGTACACCCATGTACACCGGCGTACGCATCTTCTCTTTTTTACCGTTTATCGTTACTGTCGTAACACTTGCGATCGCATCCGGTACCTTGACCTTGTTCTCAAATGAATAAGCAAGCATCTCTGCCAGGCATCCTTCTACACTTTTTCTATATACCTTTTCTGCAATGTCCTTATCTTCCAGCACTACACGGCGGATCGTATTCATCCAGTCCTTTAAGATGCCCTCGATCTTCAGTTCCTTTTCCTTTATGCTAAGTTTTCCCATAGCAGCCATATTTGCAGTTGCAAATGTATCCACGATTCCGTCTATATAATCCTGTGCTTCGTCTTTATCGATGCCCTGATTTATTGCAAGGTTTATGATCTCTTTTTCATTTCCAGTCTTTAAAAGCTCCTCTGCTTCTTTGTTCAAGGCTTCTACTGAGTCAAATTCTTTATACATTTTCTTCCTCCTTCTTAATCTCCATGCGAATCTGTGTCTGCATCCAGTTCGAATACTCATGCATACAGGTGAAGTGCATCCGCGCATCGTGGCCAGACAGCAATTCTTTTAGCTGTTCCCACTCGGCTGTATGCTTGATCTCCGTACCTCTTGCAGATATCCAGTTATTCTTTTCCCACTTCTCTATCCAATTTTGCTTGAATGCAGTTTCAACAAATACATCCGTCAGATATATGTCGATGTCGCACTTTTCAACCATATGCGACAAGGCTTCATTCAGTGCAGCAAGCTGTGCGCCTGAGTGTGTCGCATCCTTGATCTTTTGCATTCCTTGACAGGTTTTTTTTCCTGTCCGGGTTACCACTTCAATGAGCCAGCACATCCACATATCCTGCTGCCGCATACCCTTTGATTCAACTTCGGTATATATGTTGACATGTCTCATCTAGCTTCCCCCTTATCCTGATCTCTGTATATTTCAAGAAGCTTCGTCCAGTGTACGGATTTACTCCCTGTTTTATGCTATCCGTGTCGATCTTATATCCCTGCTTTGCGGTCGGTCCTTCATGCAGGATCTTCCGCATCGTACGTCGTTTGAATATCTTCTTAACTGGCTTCGGTCGTACAAGATTCCTGCTACTGCTATACCGGATCAATTTCTTTTGTTCCTGCAAATCAAACAATGAAAGCTGTGTATCGTCTTCGTACTCTTTCACTATGTACTTAGCAAGTGCGTCATAATTTTCGTTCTGATCAAGCTGCTGATAGTTGACCTTGTGAGTGATCCACTTTTCACGAATCAATTTGTCCGTAGCAGGACCATCCCGGATACGGTTTATGATGATATGTATATGAACACCGCCTTTCTTTCCTACCTCTATCCGGTAGATATATTTATATTCCTGATTGTATTTCTTATAAGCTCTCTGCATCTTTTTGTTGAAGTTCTTCAGATCGAGTGTTACACGGTCAATTCCCGGTCGGCTTCCTGCCGGATACTTCAAAGTACACCAGTAGTCGTTTTCATTAAAATTTGCCTTGATCAATCTCCGCATCCGGTTCTCTTTGTTGATCTGATTCTGTCTCTTTACTTGTTCCGGTGTCGGCTTATATCTCTTTCTTCGTTTTTCTCCTTTTGCTCCGTTGTTACCGGAGTACACATATTCGTATTCAATGCTTCCTCTAAAGGTCCATATGTACTGTATATACGGCATTCTCACACTCCCTTGTGTCTCTATCTTTAATATGATTTAGAGTGTTACAAAAGAGCCGGAACAGCTCTATTTTCTTGACATTTCATTGCATATCTGATACACTGATGAGGTCAAATTTTTTGTATATTCTTTTCCCCCCAAGGTAAGAATGTACTTGGCGGCAGCTCCAACTGCCGCTTTTTTATTTGCTCTTTTTGTAACACGGCTTATCCTACTTTCTTGCTTCCTCGATCATGGTCATCTTGTCGTATATCTCACATGTCAAAAATATTACTATGAAAGATATCATAATCACCGCGAGCATCATTCCATACGAGATCTTTAAGATGCCATACAGAGCGATGCCGATCCACGGTCCGATTGCTCCAAATGGCATGATTAAATTGCATATAGCTTTTATGATCTTTGTATCCATGTTCATGTTCCACCTCTCTTACTGTATCTCCGGTGTCATAGTGCCCCACCCGATATATTTTGCAATCCGGGAAGGATCAAACGGTGGCACCGTCTTCTTTGCTCTCAGCTTGTCTCTATACTTCAGATAGTCGATAAATGCGAGATAGTTGATATAAATTACTCCGCATCCGTCAAGGATCGTATAGTCGCTGTAGCGTCCGTTCTGGACGTACTGGTCAAGCTCTGCTATCCAGTTGCACACCGTCCGGACAGACACATGATATCGATCTGCTATGTATCTCTTAGTTATGTACGGATCTGCTGCCAGCATCCTTACTTCTGTAACTGTCGTCTGTCTTGCACTCTGTAATCTTTTCATGCTAACCCTCCTATGCTGTTTCTTCTTTTTTCTTTTCCTCGTCTGCTGCCTTGATCGCCATTCCTTCGCCAAGTCCGAGCAAATAGCTCTTGTCCTTCTCGGAGAGCTTCGGCATCACATTCGAAAATGTTTCGATGATCTGTTTTTCTTTTTCTGACATACTTCTCACTCCTTTTCTATGTTATCTTTCTTTTTTCGTGTTATACTCTCCTTACAGATTCCCGCCAGAATCGAGTAAGTAAGGAGGTACACACATGAACGATCTTTCTAAGATTCAACAAAAAGTTATCGTCACACTTTACAAATCTTATCTTGATCGCAAGACTTCTATGTCTGATCGCGACGCTCGTAGCTTTCCAGATCTTTCTTATATTCGTGAAAACTACTTTAACGATATTGACACAGAAGATCTTTTTTCTATCTGTTGTGCTTTAAACAGATACGGCTATATCAGTTGTGCTTTTTACGACAACACAGCCCTTTTTATTGCGATCAGTGACAAGACGATTAACTACATGCAGCATCGTTTTTATAACAACGCTAAAGCAGTCTTGGAATTTCTTGTAAGTCTTAGATAGCTTACTGTCTGGGATATCTGCTAATCAGCTTTACCCTGTGCTGCGGCTGTCCCGGATTTGATAATGTTATAAAATACATAATCATTTCTTCCGGTACAAGGATCGTCTGTGTATCCTTGTCAAAATCCATCTGCCACGGTGTCAATTCTTCTTCCTGAAATTTCCACCGGAAGCCTTCATACATCATCATTCCTATGTTGAATTTTCGGCAGCTTCGGCATTCTTTTTTTGATGTGTTCTGTGCAGTCAAGTTATCTATGATCTTTTCAAGCACTTTCAACTGTTTTAATGACATTCTTTTCAGTGTCTTTTCTGTGTATCCTTCATCGTAAGGTGCTATCTTTGATAACCGTCTTGCTATGTAACTCTTTTCTATCTTCTTATCAAGTAGCTTTGATTTCAC